TCACGATCCGCAACCCCCAGGACCAGCCAGAGTCAGTCAGAATCAACGATCCGCAGCATCCTGAGGGCGTGGACAAGAAAACAGGCGAGCCGCGCGTCGTGGCACCAGGGCCGTACGACATTACGCTGAGTACCGGCCCGGCGATTGACAGCGAGCGGGAGGCCGCGTCGGATTTTGCCGATACGTTGGTGCAAACACCGTTGGTGGCACAGGTGGCAGGCCCGCCGGCCGCAGCGAAGGTGCTGGCACTGGCGATCAAACTTAAGAACCTCGGTCCACTGGGCGATGAGATGGCCGACATCATCTCGCCACCGACGCCGGAAGATGGCGGGCCGCAGATTCCGCCTGAAGTGCAAGCCAAGCTGCAAGAGCAAGAGCAAATGCTCGCGCAGGCCAAGCAGATGATCGAGACGGACCAGGCTAAACAGCAGGCCATCATCCAGAAGGCGCAGATTGACGCGCAGGCGGATCAAGCCAAGTCGCAGATTGATGCGGAAGTGCGGGTCAAGATTGCCACGATTCAGGCCGAGACGCAGATTGCGGTGGCGCAAATCAAGGTGCAGGAGGATGGCGTGGAAGCCCGCCTGAAGCATCTGGAGGAAATCATGGGCCACAAGGCGGAGTTCTTGCTGCAAGCGAAGGAACAGGACCACGAGCGCGGGATGGCCCAGGTCCAGCATCAGCAGCAGCTCGAGCAGGGTGAGCGCGGCCACGAACAGACGATGATGGAAAGCGAGCAGGGGGCCGAGCACGCCGAGCGGCAGATTGAGAAGCAGGCGGAAGTGGCCCCGAGGCCAGAAGCCTAATGGCCAAGCGCCGAAATCCCCCACGCACCGTGAAGGGGAAAGACATCGAACTGCTGGAGAGCGATGGCCGTGCGGTGGATACACGGTCCCAGGTGCCGTTTACGCCGCGCCAGCCAGCAAAGGACACCGAAGGCACGTTAGGCCGTCTCATGGGCCGCACGCCGTTTCGGAAGGTGGCCAAGGTGCTGCGGGGCGAGTAATGCAGTGCGTTTGTCAATGACAAAGTGCTTTTTGTGGTAGAGTAGCCACACTCATTCAGCGCGACGGCTCGGGTCAGGCTTAGCGGCCTGATCGACAAACGGATTCCCTATCCGGCCACCACATAGGGACGCAACGGTTAGGGGCCGCTGCACAGACGGGCGAACGCCATTCCGCCCGCATGTGTCGCGGCTTTTTGTTTTGTACGCCGTTGCGTCCCGTGTGACTCACAGGGCGGAACGCTTTCTATGAACAACGACGCCCAACCCGCCGAGTCGTCACCGGCCCCCAGTCCGTCACAGCCATTCGATCTCGCGACGCTAAGTCCCGAGGATAGAACCGAGTGGCGGATGACCGGCAAAGTGCCTGAGAAGGCCGCTGAGCCTGTCGAATCTCCCGACACGTCGTCCCCTGCGGACTCGACCCCCGCCGAACCTGTTGAACAGGTCGCCTCAACGGAGGCGTCATCGTCGCCAGCCTCGGAACCTGGCACGCCGGAACCAGACAAGCCCGCCACCGCCGCTCGTTTCAAGAAACTGCTGGATGAACGGACTGCCGAACGCGCCCGCGCCGACAAGGCCGAGCGTGAACTGGCGGCCCTGAAGTCCCAGGCCAAACCGGACGTATCGGCCCCGTCCCCCGCGCCTGCAACAGCGTTTCCTGACTACGACGTGTGGCAGCAGACGCATCCCGAGGGGGCGTACGACGAGTATCTGCTGGACAAGTTTGAGCACGTCCAAACGCAGAAACAGACCGTCGCGCAGCAACAGGCCGCACAGGAACAGTTCACCCGATCCGCCACGGAGCGCGTTACCGCGTTCACGCAACGGTATCGAGATGCACTGTCCAGTGATGCCACGCTGCCGGATCGCATTGATCCGCGCCTGTACGACCTCAAGACCGTGGATGCCTGCTTACAGTCGGGAGAACGTGTCACGGCCCTCAACGCTGTGGCGCAGGAGATTGTGGAAAGTCCAGCCGCTGTGAAGCTGCTGGTCCACCTCTCCGAACATCCTGACGAATTGGCCTCGCTCTCTCAGCTTCAGCCAGCCGCAGTTATTCGGGCGATGGCGAAGTTGGAAGCGCGACTGGAGACTCCGGCGATCCCCCCACCCAAGACGATTTCCACCGCGCCGCCTCTGACCACGACGTTAGGGACTCGACCGGCTGTACCGGGCGACTCCATTGCGTCGGCGGTGAAGACCGGCGATTTCGACGCCTATCGCAAGGCCATGAACGCTCGCGAGATGGCGACGAAGTAGCAGGGGACCATGCCGAACAACATTCTCACGACCGATTGGCTGGCGATGGAGGCGCTGCGGCACCTCACGAACAAGCTCGAGGTCGCACAGTTCTTCAACACCAGCTACAACAGCGAATTCAAGAAAGAGTTCCCCGTCGGGGAAACGATCCGCATCCCGTATCCCTGGCGGCCGTCGATCCGCGAAGGATTGGGCTACAACCCGCAGGCCATCGAGCAAATCTACACCACCGTCACGATGGACCAGATTTTCGGCGTCGATTTCGAGTGGGACTCGGCCGAAAAGGCGCTGGAACTGCCACGCGGGCAGGAACGCATCAGCGACATGCTGATCAAGCCGTCGATGAACAAGATCGCGCAGGAGATCGACTCCCGCTGCGCGCTCTACGCCTATCAGCACACCAGCCTTGCGGTTGGCGTGCAGGGGACGAACCCGACAGCCTTCAGCACCTTTGGGGAAGCCCGCCAGAAGCTGATTGAGCAGGCCGGCTGGGTGAATGGAGCCAAGCGCGGCGTCATCATCCCGCCCGCCGTGAATACCTCGATGGTGTCGGCCTCGGGCACATTGTTCAACCCGCAGGATACCGTGGCGAAGGCGTTCAAGGAAGGCTACATCGGCCGCAACGCTGGGACCGACTGGTACGAGTCGATGAGTCTCTACAGCCACACCGCCGGCACCTGGGGCGGCACGGTGGAGATTGCCACGGCTCCGGTGAGCGGCGCGACCACGCTGGCCTTGACCGTGACCGCTGCGGACACGTTCAAGAAGGGCGACATCATCAACATCGCTGCGGTCAAGCCGGTCAACCCGGAAACCAAGCGCACGTATGGTTCGGCCCTCAAGACGTTTGTCGTGACGGCCGATCACACGGTGCCTTCAGCCACCACGACGGCGACGATCTCGATCTCGCCTGCCATCTATGGGCCGGATTCGCCGTACCAGAACGTGGATGCGTTGCCGCTCGCCGGTGCGGATCTGACGTTGTTCCCTGGCACCTCGAGCCCGAACGGCAAGGTGGGGACTTCCGGCCTGTTGCTGACCACGGATGCGTTCGCACTCGTGGGCGTGGCAATGGAGCTGCCGACGCAGGGCGCGGAAGTCGCCGTGCAGAAGCGCGATCCTGAATCGGGCCTTGCGGTGCGGTTCATCCGGCAATTCGACCCGTATCAGTCGAAGATGATCAACCGCTTCGACGTGCTCATGGGCTTCGGGTCGCTCTACTCGGACAACTCGGCTGTCCGCATCCTGGGAGCCTAACGTCATGGCACTAACTCACTTCACACCCACGCGGGTCTACACCTCGACGGCGGCACCCATCAACCCGATTGCGGGTGCGTTTGTTGTCGTCACCACGGCGACTACGCCGGTTACGCTCACCGTCGCGCAAGCGTTGTCGGGCTACCTGTTCGTGGACTGTCAGGATGCTGGCGGTATCAAGTTCCCGACGGCGGCGAATCTCGTTGCTGGGATTCAGGGCTGCGCGGTCGGTACGTGCGTGGAGCTCTGGGTGATCAACACCGGGGATACCACGCTGACGCCAGTCGTCAATACGGGGCTCACGCTGGGCACCGGATCGACCGCAGCGATGGCGACCGTCTCGAGCAAGTTGTGGCTCATTCGCATTACGAACGTGACGGCGGGCTCGGAAGCCGGCACGCTCTACAGCCTCAACGCGGCGGCGGCGTACTAACACGGGCAGGGGCGGGCTGTTCGGCTCGCCCCTCTCTCTGAGGATGTATGGATTTTCCACGGATGGTGCATACGCGCGACGCCCGCAAGGTC